CGGCGTTTACAAAAGATAAAGGCAAGGTATTCAGTTGCTTTGCCTGCGGGGGGGGCAGTACAATGGGCTATAAATTAGCAGGTTATGACGTTGTAGGTTGCAATGAAATAGATAAGCGTATGATGTCTATTTATATAGAGAACCATAAGCCAAAACACGCCTATTTAGAGCCTATTCAAGAGTTCAAAAAGCGAAAAGATTTGCCATTAGAGCTTTACAATTTAGATATATTGGACGGCTCACCACCTTGTAGCAGCTTTTCAATGGCTGGCAATAGGGAAAAAGATTGGGGCAAGGAAAAGAAATTTAAAGAGGGGCAGCAAAAACAAGTGCTTGATACTCTTTTCTTTGACTTCATAGATTTGGCAAAAGAATTACAGCCAAAAGTTGTTGTTGCTGAAAACGTGAAAGGGCTTTTGTTGGGTAACGCAAAAGATTATTTGCGTAAGATATACGAGCAATTTGATAAGGCGGGCTATTATTGCCAACACTTTTTGCTTAACGCCTCAAATATGGGTGTTCCACAACGCCGTGAGCGTGTGTTTTTCTTGTGCTTGCGCAAAGATTTGGCAACGCCTTTCTTGTGGCAAAAAGACTTGTTTACACAAGTTCCAAAAATAGAGCTTGCGTTTAGCGAAAGAGAGGTAAAATATTCTGAAATAATGGATAGTGGAGTGTTGGAAAACAAATTGCCTAAAAAGAGTGTTTATTTGTGGGAGCACAGAGGTAAAGACGATAAGGATATGTCAGTAGCTTATGGAAAACTATTTGACGGTCACGCTTATTATGGGTGTAATTATGTTTACAAAGAAAACGTATTGCCCACACTTACGGCACATATAGAGTGCTGTGTGTCGCCTTATGAACCTCGTTACCTTACCAATAGCGAAATAATAAAAGCCTCAACGTTTCCACGAGATTATAATTTTTTGAACGTAAAGCCTTATTACGTGTGTGGAATGAGCGTACCCCCTTTGATGATGTACCAAGTTGCAAAAAGTATTTATGAGCAATGGCTTAGTAAATTGTAAAAACAAAATGTGATAGTAATGAAGCGTAGATGTGTAAAGTGTAAGTATGGTTACAACCCCACCTTTGGCAGTAGGTGTGATGTTCAGAGTTGCGGCTTTGGTCTGAAAGAGGGTGCTGCTGCTGTTGGTGAGTTCTGCCCTATGGACGGGAAGAAGCTACAAAATTTGAAAAAAGGATATAAATAAAAACAAAAGATATGGAAGAAAAGAAAATGAAAATTAATTGCGTTATCGCAATAGACCCGGGCGTTAGTAATGGTGGTATTTGTATTTATCGTCCAAAGGATAAGCCTGAATGCATACGTATGCCAAAGGATATTTACGGCTTGAGGGATATATTACAACATTACAAAGGCATTTCAAAGCCTATTGTATTTGTGGAAAAATTAAGCGTTAGACCCGATGATGTGAGGGCGTCAGAGGGTGAGTTCAACCCTAAAATTTTTCGTATTCAGAAGATGTTGGCGAACCTAACGGAAATAAAGGCGGTGTTAGAGTTGTTGGATATACCTTTTGTGCTTGTTCACCCGTCTAAATGGCAAAGCGCACTAAAGCTACGTATCAAAGGAGAGGAAAAGAGCGAAAGAAAAAAAAGATACAAAGAAGTTGCTCGCAAGTTGTACCCTATTGTAAATACAACGTTGTGGAACGCTGACGCTATACTCATAATGCACTTTGGACGCTATATGTTACAAAACAATTTATCGTGGGTGCTTGAAAATTTGCCCGAGAGAACACGCAATAGCCTTTTTTAGTATGAGAAGAAAGACGATAGCACAGCAGGTAAACACGTTTGACGCTATAAAGCAGAACGAATTACAAAATTTATGCCGCAACATAATGGAGGGCGCACAGGTGCAAGGCGATAGTAGCCTGCTAACATTTGCCGACTTTATGAACAAGGTGCGCCAGTTGCGACACACGCAAAGACGGGATAGCCGCTTCGGTGGCTTGCAAGATGTGAAAGAGAGGCAAGAAAAAGAGATAGACGATATAATAAATCGCTTTTTCAACAGCCAACTAACCATTTTTAGTAAAAAAGTGCAAAAACTAAAAATAAATAGGTAAAAGTTTTGGTTATTAAAAATAAGTGCTTATATTTGCATCGTATTAAGAAAGAGAGTTAAAAACAAAATATCAACAACGGCGGTGTATTGCCGCCTTAAAATCAACAAATTATGAGAGTAAAACAATTAGAGTTGAGAAACTTCCAAGTTATTAAAGATTTTGACGCCGATTTTGAGGGCAACATTTACTTTATAACTGGTGATAACGAGCTGGGCAAGTCCACAGTTCTAAAGGCAATAGGAGCACTTCTCACGGGTGAGCGTGATGCGGTGTTACGAGCTGGAGAAGAAAAGGGCTTTGCACGTATGGTTGTTGGCGATGACAACAAAGAGTATGAAGTAAAGCTAACCTTTACCAAAGCCAACCCACGAGGTACATTGAGTATCAAGGGGGAGGGCGTACAAAGTGGTAACGTTTCATTCTTGCAACAGCTTTTCGGTTATCAAAACTTTGACGCCGTCGAGTTCTGCAACTGGAGCGAAACAGCAGAGGGACGAAGAAAGCAAATAGACGTAGTAAAGAGCTTGTTGCCTAAAGAGGCGCAAGAACGTCTATTTGAAATTGAAGAGGCGGTAAAGGCAAAGAAAGCCGAACGCACCGACCTCAACCGAGATATTAAGACGTTCACAACGCAGGTGAAAACAGCAAAGGAAGCGTTGGAAGTGGGCGACGAAAAGAAGTACACGGAGCGCATCGACGTTTCCGAAATGCTGCAAAAGCAGCAGGAGCGTGCCGAGCTTGACGCGCAGGCAAAGGTTGTACGTGAAAAGTTGGAGGAGCGCAACAAACAGCTTAACGAAGTGCCACAAGACTTGGAGAAAGTCAAAAATAGCTATGAGGAAGCAGTTGCAGAGGCAAAGGGTAAATTAGAAGAAGCAAGGCAGGCTTACCAAAAAGCACTTGATGAAGCTGGCAATGCTATGAACGAAGCGTTATATCAAATTGAAGATAAACGCAAGGAAGCCGAGAAGAGAAAACAAAATTGCGAAGCGTGGCTTGCTGAATACGAAAAGACGCAAGGAGGCGAGGACGCAACAAGTAACTTTGAAGCAGCGCAGGCACACAACGAAAAAGTAGCAAAGGTCGAGGAGTACCAAAAGCGTAAAGCCGACCTAAAAGCCACAGAGCGCAAATACGATGAGTTAGGCGACGAGGTGAGCGACTTGCAGAAAGAGCATAAAGGCATTATTGAAAATGCCAACTTGCCAATAAAGGGGCTTTCGTTCTCTGATGAGGGCTTAACGCTTAATGGGCTGCCATTTATGGACGGCGTTGTAAGCGACAGCCAAAAAATGGAAGTTGCAACGAAGTTGGTAATAGCAGCCAACCCAACGGTTAAGGTGTTCCGTATTGCACGTGGTGAGAGCTTAGGCGCAAAGCGTCTTAAAGCGATACTTGACGTTGCGAAAGCCAACGACTTTCAAGGCTTTATTGAGAACGTCAAGAGAGGGCAGGAAAGCCTACAAATTGAAGAGTACACAGAACAATAAGGTACTTGGCGAACCTACTTTATAACTATGGAGGGGTGTAAAAGCCCCTCCTAAATAAAAGACTATGGAAAAGAAAAAAAGAATAAACAAAAAGAAGCCATTGAGTGAATACACCGTAGCCGATTTGATATTAACGGCAGAGTTTCAAAAGAACGCCGAAAATATCATTAATGGCTTGAAAGCTGAACGGCGAGATTACAGAGAAAAAGCCTATATGGCTGGTCGTGAAGTCAAAAGACACCCAATAGATTATTTGGACTTGTCGGTTGGAAATTTCATTATCGAATACACTGCCGTATTGAGCAAAAACAGCACCTTATCGAGTGTTTGCCGTAGCTTTATAAAGGCGATTGGCGATGATGCGGCGCAAAGAACAATAAAGCAGTTGCAAGATGAGAAATGATATTACAGCCACAGGCGTTGTAAATGATAACGGCAAACTTTCTCTCTATATGGGAGAGGTAAACGAATTTCTCAAAAAACACAAGGGAAAACGTGTTGTCGTTCGCTTTTTCGTTGCGCCAAAATCAACAAGTGAGGCTTTGAAAGGGTATTATTTCAACTATGTAGTACCAACAGTAAAGCACGCCTTATTGGAGCTTGGAGAGCGGAAGACGGAAGAGGAGACAGAACTGTTTTTGAGAGAGCAAAGCCCCGTTATGCACGAGCAAACGCCCAACATAGAAACGGGCGAATATATAACAGAGCTAAAGAGTGCCGCCAATTGTGGAAACGATGTTTTGATAGAGCACATAGAGTTCATAAAGCAATTTGCGGCAGAAGATTTAAACGTTTTTATTGAAAACCCAAAAGTAATATGAAAATAGAAAATATAGATTTAGCGCAAGAGCTATTTAAAGAATTTAGGGAATTGCAAAGGAATAATGAAAGGTTGCACGAACGTTGTAGTATTTCACTGCAAATAAATGGAACTTGTTTTGAAATTTCCAAAAGCGTATATAATATAATACGTAAGGCATTAATTGAAGAAATAAGGGAGAGGCGTGAAGATTTAAGAAAACAAATAGAAAGTCTTTGATATGTTTTGCAAGTGTGGACAAATGCCGAGATTTTACCCATTGCCAACGTGGCGAGTAAACCGTTATTGCTATACGCCGAAAGGATTTAGCCGTGTTAAGTGCTTGCGTTGTGGGTGTGAATGGCTGACACGCAAAGCATACACAAAGTATATAAAGAATTACGATTTAACAATAAATTTTAAAAAAGAAAATGGAGTACAAAATTAACGATGTGTTGTTTTTCGATACGGAAACGACAGGAGTGCCCGCAAGGGGCAAAAAGTGGGACAAAGATTTTAACGAGTTCCCATATATTGCGCAATTGGCGTGGCTGAAAGACGGTGAGTTGCACTCACACGTTATTAAGCCGATAGACCCTAAAGGCGTACCTTACGAGATACCCGAAGAGGTGGTAAAGATACACGGTATATCTACCGAAATAGCGATGCAGGAGGGTGCACCCTTTGTAGATGTTATTCAAGAGTTCATAAAAGATTGTGGCAACTCGCCGCTTGTGTGTGCTCACAACATCTACTTTGATACCTCAATAATAAAGGCGAACATAATGCGCTATTTGGGGCAGGAGTATTACGACAGTGTGGTTGATGCGGCGTTATTCAAGGGAAAGCGTGTCGATACAATGATGAAAACAATCAAATTCGTGCAGGCGAAATTTGCAGACGGTCGAGTGGGCAAATTCCCGACGCTCAAGGAACTGTACGCCAAATGTTTTGACGGCAAGACGTTCAACGCCCACGATGCAGGCGAGGACGTAAAAGCATTGGCAGCTTGTTTACCAGTGCTTGTTGAAAAAGGTATCGTTGAGTTGAAGCAAAAAGAGTACAACGAAGAGGGGAAGCCTACACACAAGGAAGAGAAGAAAGCCGACGTAAAGCCAACGCAAAAAATGAAGATAGGCAAGGCGCAGGGAATATTTGACGATGAGCCAGTACAAATGCCAACGGCGAGCGGTGGAAAAGAAAACGAAGCCTCAACAGGTGCAAAGCCAAAGGGGCTAAATATGGACGATTTCTAAATGGAGTACTTTGCATTGGGCAGCCTTTCGATAGTGTTAGCTTTATTCATTTGGCTAATATTTTACATTGGCAGCCCCACGAAAAAAGATAGGGACTGAAAGGTCAAAGTTATATTTAAACATTTAAAAATTATTGAATTATGGAAACAGAAAAAATGCCAATTCCAAGTGAAAGCAATTTCGCCTTAAACAAGGTAAAAGTTATTAAGGACGGAGGCTTGGACGTCCATTACGAGGTCGTAGAGGTTGTAGGTGCTGAAACGTACACCAATAAGTACCACATAGAGAGCGCAAAGGACACGCACCCCGATTTGAAAGAGTTGTTTAAACGCTTGCGCCCTATTATGGGAAGAGTGTTTAACATTACATCATTTAAGACGCTTGTAGCTACTGACGAGTTCAAGGCAAGAGATAAGCAAAAAGAACTTGCCGAAAATCACGCAGAGCAGTGCCTTGAAAAAATAGAGGTACGGGGCGTTAGCCTTAGTGGTAAAGACGATAAAGTAGGCGTTGTGCTTACTGGCTTATTTACCGTTGCCAACGAGCAGAAAGTTTGCATCAACTCACCCCGTTTGCGTTTCTCAACCGAAACTTGGGGCTTTGAGGAAGAGCTTGAGAACATCATAGCCGAGATAGAAAGCGAGGTTTACGCCTTTTTGTTCAAAGGCAAGAAAGCCGAGCTAACATTGTTTGGCGAAGATGAGGAACAAGGCAACAATAACGAACAAGGGGAGGAAAGCCCCGAAATGTAAAATAACGTGGGGGCGTGTATTGCCCCCGCTTATGTTCTTTTGTTATGGGTATTTTGATAGAAGATGTTGAGTGTTACAAATACGCAAAGAGTAAAGGCTTTGAGCCTTTAATTGATAGACGCTTTGATGTGCCTATAAATGTGCGTATAGCCATACAACACCATTTGTTTGGGAAAGGGCACACACCGAGCGAGAACGAAAGATTTTATCGTTATTGTTGGGATATATATCCGCACGTATGCGAAGAGTGTTTGCGCCCCCTTACAGGGTATTCGGCAACGTACATTTCACACATACGCACACGAGGGGCGTTTCCCGAAGCGGCACACGATGTACGGAACGTAAATATACTATGCTTTAAACATCATAACCAATGGGAAGTTGGCAATAGAAAGGCAATGCGTATTTATCCAAGCAACGCACTTATTATCGAGCAAATGACAAATGAATACAACAGCTTAAGAAATGAGAGTAAAGAAGCCTAATTATAGCGAGGTGTCAAGGCAGAGCATTCGTTCTGACTTTGAGCGTTACCACAGAAGAGAGGCGAAGCAACAGCCAACACCACAGCCAAACGCAACAAGGCGTATCGCCTTTGTAAATGCAAATAGCGGGTACTTCAAATATCGACACTTGATATTAAACAAGCAGGTGTTATTGTTGCGTGAAGCACCTTTTGGCGGGTGGTATTGTTCGTTTAAATACGACGAGGACAGAAAAATGTTAAACAACGCCGCAGGGTGGAGCGAGAGCAAGACAGAATACCTTTTTGACGGCGTAAAATTCAAATAAATATGTTAGAAAATATTTTAGGCTTTTTAGCCTTTGTGGTGTCGTTGGTATTTGTTTATTTTATTAACAAGACCAATAAAGAGAATAACAATAAAAGAAAGGAGTAATACACAATGAAAATGGAAGTTAGCACAGGTTATAAGTTGGTGTTTTGGGGCTTTATTGCCCTAACGGTGTTTTGTTACATATACACGGCGGCAAGCCTTATTATTAAATTTTTAGGGCTATGGCAGTAAACAGAGCTACATTGTTAGGACACACGGGAGCAGACCCGAAAGTCCACGTTTTCGACACTGGCGATAAGGTAGTACAAATAAGCTTAGCGACCACCGTCCCCGAGTTCACGACGAAAGACGGGCACAAAGTGCCAGAGCGTACCGAGTGGCACAACGTGGTATTGTACAGGGGGCTTGCCGATATTGCGGAAAAGTACGTGCATAAAGGCGATAAGCTGTATATTGAGGGCGAAATACGTTATAGGAGCTATGACGATGAGCAAAAAATTAAGCGTTATATAACGGAAATTTACGCCAACAAAATGGAGCTATTAACGCCAAAGCCAAAAGCCGCACCAGCACCACCCCCACCAAGTGGAGGACAACAGCCAACGAGCACACAGCAAGGGGCAAGCACAACACCACAAGGAGGAGTTCCACAAGATGACGACTTGCCATTTTAACCAATAGGGGCGAAAGCCCCTTTAATACAAAAAGATATGCAGGTAGAAAGAAAAGATTTCAACGAAAAAGAGCACACAGCCTATCGAGCACTAACAGTAAAGCAACCATTTGCGAGCGACCTTGTAAACGTTGCTTACAAAGACGAGAAAGGCGTTACCTATGGTGCAAAGAGTATCGAGGTACGAAGCCGCCGCACAGCTTATCGAGGCAGGTTGTTGATATGCAGCAGTCAAAAGCCCGTTTATCCAAATTTGGATAGTGGTTGTGTGTTAGGCTTTGTCGAGCTTTACGACGTTAAAAGGGTGGAAGATTTCACGCCCGAAGACTGGGACAAAACACGAATACCACGTGCCCGACGTGCCGAGATAAAAACGGGGTGGGGCTGGTTGATGCGCAACCCCGTGCGATGTGTGGAGCTACCAGTAAAGGGACAATTAGGTATTTATAACATCTATTTTGGCAAAGATGATATTGTGGAGTACCCACGTATTTGCAAGGTGTCGTATAAAGATTGGCTACTATTGCAAAAGCCATTGGAGGATAAACTATGAGTAGGGAGAAAGCGTACGAGTTCTTTAGGCTTGTAGAAAAGATGAGGGCAGCGCAAAAAGAGTACTTCAAAACGAGGAGTAAAGAAGCGTTAAGCCTATCTAAAGGCTTAGAGAACCAAGTCGATAGCGAAATTTACAGAGCAAACGAGCTTTTAAAAGATAAGCGATGAAGAAAAAAGTTATCCAATTTGGCAAATATGGCGTTGTGTTGTATGTGCGCAGCTTTCGGAAAATGAAGCGTTTATACACGCCTACTATCGCTTTTTGGTGGGTGGGAAAAGAAGACGCTGTATTTGATGTCGAGTTAAAAATATTATTTTATGGCATTGGGTGCACTTTTTTGCAAAAAGATTTTGAAAAACGAAAATAAAGCATTATATTTGCAAGTAAATAACAAGTAATGGAGAAAAGAATAACAGCAACAATTCACAAGGTAGGCTTGATGCAGGAAAAAGCACCTTTATTTGGGTGCGAGGTTGCAGGAATAGCCCTACTTGATAAAGAAAGAGCGGAGTGTTTCGTTACTGGTGAAGAAGAAAAAGTAAAGGCGTTGTTCGACGAGTGCGAATACGCCGAAAATCAATAACAAAAAATCAAAAAAAACAATGGCAAAGAAGAAAAGAAAAGGTTTTGACCGTGTAAAATTCGAGTTAAATCTGTTATCGTCAATAACTCGTTTAAATTTCCACTGTACAGAACTAAAGGAAAAATTAGACGACTATATGACAGTTGTCGGTTGTGATATGCTTGCAGAGCAAAGCAGAGAGGAGGTTTTGCGTACAATGGCGCAAATGGCGGGGTTGTATAACAACCTTTTGAAAGCCTTTGACACCACATTTGACGAGCGTCTAAAAGAGGCTTTGAAGATATGCGAGCAGGCAAAGAAACACGATTGTTCAAAATGCGCTGGCAGGAATAGAGCTGGCATTTGTATCATAATTGAATAAAAATAAATGATATGAAAAAGATAAAATACAACTTAGAATACGCCGACAATGGCGTCGTTATAAACGACCCCGAAACCAGCGAAAAGCGTGTTATTGAATACGCCGAAGCAGATTACACGGTGTATCGTCGAGAGCAAGAGAACGCACCTATTTCAGAGTATTTGGGAAAGCGTTTGATGCAAAACATCGTAGCCGCCAACGAAGAGTTGCGTGAAGATTTGCAAGGGTGGGATATTGAAATAATATTGACACCTAAAAAATGATACTAATTTGTTAATATATTATATATTGTTATTGGCGTACCCTTACCGACGTGATGTCGCTTTGGGTATTTTTTCAATTAAAAGACACTATGATAAATAATGAAATAAACATAAAACAAGTACGTGCCGAGCTGGTGGAATATAACGAGGGGCAAATAAAAGGCGTTCCCGAAAATTATATGATACGCACCGAGCAGGAGGAAAGCGAATTGCGAGAAAGCATTAGCGAATTGCCCGAAATGACTGTCGCTCGTGCTGCAATTGTTTACCCGCTAAATGGCAAATACGTTGTTATCGGTGGCAATGGCAGGGTAAAGGCTCAAAAACAATTGGGCAAAAAAGAAATACCAGTTATAACGTTGCCAGTAGATACGCCCGTTGAGAAGATACGTCGCATAGCAATGCTTGACAATGATATTAAAGGCACTGTTGATTGGGTGAAAGTTGCGCACCAATGGGATAAGGCAGAGCTTAAGCAATGGAATATAGCCACGCCAAAAGAGTGGAGCACGCAAGGCGATGATTACGAAAAGACAATGCAGGAATTGAGGGCGAAGTTGGACGCTGGCGAGATTTCAGAAGATGACGAAGAATACCAAGCCTTTGTATCAAAATTTGAAGTCAAGAAAACGACAGATGACTGTTATACGCCAACAAATGTTTACGAGGCGGTTGTTGAGTGGTGCGAGAAAGAATACGGAATTAACCGTAACAAGATAGTACGCCCATTCTATCCAAATGGCGACTACACAAAGTACCCATACGAGAAAGATAGTATCGTCCTCGATAACCCGCCATTCTCTATATTGGCAGAAATTACAAGATATTACACCGAAAAGGGTATAAAGTTCTTTCTCTTTGCACCGTCGCTGACGTTGTTCAATGCAGGGAAGACGTGTACGGCTATATGTATAGGAATAAACGTCCTATACGAAAACAAAGCAAGGGTATGTACTTCTTTTCTCACCAACCTAAACGGAAATGTCCGCTTTCGTTCGTGCCCCGAGTTGTACGAGGCACTCAACAAGGCTAACGAAGAGAACAATGGGAAAGAGTTGGTAACATTGGCAAAGTACGAGTACCCCGCACACGTGGCAACGTCTTCAAACGTTGCTTTGATGTCCAAATACGGCGTGGAATTCAGCGCAACGGTAGAGGAAACGTTGAAAGTGTCAGCACTCGACAGCCAAAAAGAACACAAAAAGAGTATCTTCGGAGACGGTTATTTGTTGTCAGAGGAAAGGGCAAAAGATAAGGCGAGAGCGCAGGAGCAAGTAAGAGAGCGGCAGCAGCCTCAAATATGGAAGTTGTCAAAGCGAGAAGAGAAAATAATAAAGCAATTAGGTAACGATAAAAAATAATGAATTATGGGAATAGTTATAATAATACTAACAGTGGCGATATGTCTTTTAGCCTCAACGGTAAAAGAGAAGATGCAGGGCGTTAAGGTTAGAAAGAATGAGCATCATTCGTTCGCTTATTGTCGTTTAGAAAAAAGCACGCTAATAGTGCTTAACAATGGCGTTGGTGTGTGTAGCGTAGGTGTGGACGATGAGATAACCACAAGTGCCTCTATTTATTCGTTAAGCGTAGAGGAAGAGCACAGGCGCAAAGGGTATGGTAATAGGTTACTCGAGGAGGCAGAGAACGAGGCACGCCGCAGATTTGGAGCAAAGAATACTTATTTGTGGGCTGAAAAAGATAAATTTACGGCAAGTTGGTATCAACGTAAAGGCTACACGCCGTTGTATTCGGACGATAAATACATAACGTTCTACAAGGAGCTAAAAGAGAGCACAGAACGAGGAAACGACAAAACAAAGTAGTTATATGGGTGCTTGGTTAGAGTGCATACACTGTCAAGGTAGGGGAAGTATTCCTACCGAATGTAACGAACAGCCAATGTACTCTTATTCGATATTAGAGAGAATAACGGGGCGTAGGAGTTGCCCACGTTGTAATGGAGAGGGAAAAATACTAATTGAGTGAACAAAAAATATATGGACGCAAGAGTAAAAGCAACTGGAGAAATTGTTACCATTATATCGGTAGATGATGACGGGTTGGGAATGCTAAAAGTACTTGATAGCAAGTTGCACCACGTGTTGTATAGGGCGGAAGATTTAGAGCGAATACCCGTCGCCTCAAAATGGGAAGAGGTAAGGAACAACGCCTCAATAGCAGCTATGCAAGGGCTAATGGCTCAATCGTGGCAGATAGAGCCAAAAGAAATGGCAGATATAGCTGTGAAGTACGCCGACGCCTTAGTATCGAGGTTAAAGCAGATAGATAAAGTACCAAAGCGGGAAGATAAATAACGGAAAGGAGCAAAAAAGTTATGGCAAAGTACAACAAGGAAACAAAAGAGGTAATATTCAATTCAATAGCGAGTGGCGACACGCAATTGCAGGCGTGTGTCAAAGCAGGTATTGTAGAGGGCACTTTCTATAGGTGGCAGGAAGAAAAGAAAGAGTTTAGAGAGCTTGTAAAGAAAGCTCACAGCAAGTACAGGGAAACATTAACGCACAAGTTGGAAAATTCGTTGTACAAAAGGGCTACTGGTTACACTGTTACGGAAACGGAAACGGAGTACAAGAGCGACAAAGACGGCAACCCCGTTATAAAGTCGCAAAAGGTACGAGAAAAGGCGTACCCACCCGATACGGGGGCTTTGGCTTTCTCTCTCTGTAACATTGCCCCCGAGAAATGGAAGAATAGGCAGCACGTGCAGGCAGAAGATGTTACGAATAAGCCACAAGTCGAGATTGACGATTACTACTTCGAGAATTTGCCCGAAGATTTGTTATTTAACGTGGCAGACGCTTTGCAGGAACAAAAGTACGACACCATAAAGAAAGAAAAAGAAAATGGCAAAGGCAACAAGAAAGAGTAAAGCAGCCGTTGTACAGTATTGTAGGGAATGTTCGCTTGCTACGTGGGTAACAGGCGAACATCGGCATTTAGATGTACACGGTAAGCCTTTTTGTCTTACGTGTGCGCACGTAGACTATTATATAACGAAGAGCACCAACGCTAAAGATTGCCCCTATTATATACACGGAACACCTAAAAAGTGTAAAAGCAACGCTTAAAGTGTTAATAGCAATTAAAAAACAGCATTTATTTTGTTATTTACTTGCAAGTATCAAATATAATGCTTATCTTTGCAATGTAATAATTAAACAAACAACAACAAAAAGGTGAGACACACCATAACAACTGTAACAAAGAAATGAAAAATTTAACACTGCACACTTTCAAGCTTAAATACACAAAGACAGTAGGTAAGCAAGGACACGAAAGAATGAAGAAAAACGCAGAATATCGCAGAACTTTTGGTAATATGTCAGTTCTCAAGGCTTACGCACAATTCAAGGCAGAGCACGACGCAAGAATGGCAAAGTACGACGAGTTGGAAAACAAAATAGCAGCGTTTGAAAAGTTCTTAGAAAGTGAAAATGCAAGCTACCAACAAAGCAATAAGAGCGAAAGCCGCTACTACTACTACAAAGGCAACAAGTACAGATTTAGCGCACACGTTTATCCAACAGGTAGTATGACAGACGAAGCAATGAATGTTTACGACCTTTGCGCTGACAAAGAGTTGATATACAAAATAGAGAAAGAATTAAATATGAAGTTCTAAAAATAACGGAGGGGGAAACCCCTCCAATAAAAAAAACAACGATATGGAAGTGCCAAATAAAGCTATGAGTTCAACCGACAACTTTTTTAAATGGGTTGAGGAAAGAATAAACAGTGCTTGGAAATAATAAATAATAACAAGGGGGCGAAAGCCCCCACAAAAAACAACGATATGAAAAGGATTAAACTTTTGAAATGGGAAAAAGAAAGCCTTAAAGCTTACGACAAATATACTTCTAAATGGATGTGGGTGTTTTGCAAGGGACGTCAATTTCGTTTAGGTCTATATACAATAGAGGCTATAGAGGACGAACAGAACTCTGCCTATTATTTACAAGGGGGTATGAAAAACAAAATAAAAAACAAAAGGTTTACGACCTTAGAGAGTGCCCAAAAATATGCTAACAAGCATTACGCAAAAGAAGTGGCAAACGAGTTTTCCACATTAGAAATAAAGTGGGAAGATTACAACGAATACAATAACCAAATATATCCAACGTTTCGCCCGTCTGCATCAACGATAATGCCTTGGGTGTCTACGATACCTTTAGAAGATAAAAGCGGTTATTATTTTTACGCAAGAAATTATTGGAATTATCATAGTTCAAAGCGGGAAAAGTTGGGAGTACACGCAGAGCGTGAAGAGGTTAAAAGAATGGCAGAAGAATGGTATAAAAAAACGCTGTTCAGTGTTTTTTACGAATAAACATAAAACAAATAAAAATGGACACAAAGAAATTAAACAAAATGGTAGAGTTCAAAGGCTATGAGCTTTTGTTCTACGTAAATGAGAATGGTAACTACACAGTACGAGTGCTTGGCGACGCAGAGGCAACGGAGAAGTTGTTGGCAGCTTGCAAACACAAGTCTGTAAAGCCCGAACGCCTTTACTTCTTCATTAAGGGAATAAAGGGCAAAATTGCCGCTGGCGTACTTGACGGTAAAGCGCACAAGGCGCACAAAGACGTCTTTTCTTGGGATAAGACACAGAACCCTGTAATAATTCTTGGTGAGCTTGTGCAGAAGAAGTGGGGGCGTAACATAACCACAGAAGTGATTGGAAAGAGCGGCTACGACCACTGCCCGACTATCGAGGTAGCCATAACGCTGCCAAATGGTAGAGTAGTAAGAGCGACAGGCGATAACAAGCAGGAAGCGAAAAGAGCCGCCGCACGAGAAATACTCGACACGTGGAATAATTATAAATAAAAAAGATATGACGGAAAAGCAATACAGAGAGAAACTCTCAAAGATTAAGCAGCAAATGTTAGCCTTGAAGAGGCAAGAGGAAGAGTTGAAAGAGGAGTATGTAAGAGATTGCGCACCTTTGCCAATAAATACAAAGGTAGATGTAACCTATTTTCACGAGCAATTCAAAGGTTGGATAAGTAGCTACGTGGTGCGATATGATATGATGATGTTTGTTGTTAATAGGGCGAAAAAAGACGGCACACGCTCAAAGAGAGTAGAATTTGTGCCAGTATCGCAAGCGATAGTAACGCCCTGTGATTAAATAAAAAGATATGGAAGAAAAGAAAAAGGAAAAAGGGAAAAGGGGCGGTTGGCGTAATGGAGGACGCCCCCGCCTTTACAAAGTGCAACTTTGCGTTTATCTATCAAAGCAAACAGCGGAGGAAGTAAAGGAAAAGGCAAAGGAAAGTGGGCAAACGATAAGCGAGTTTGTCGAAGCAAAATTAAACCAATAAAAAAGAGCTTGCAAGGCGTAACAGCTTTGCGAGCTTTTGACGTTATAAAAAGTTATGAGTAGAGAGAGTATATTGTCAATGTTGAGGCGCAACCCCGAAGCGTTGGTTATTGCCGCTGCAAAGAAAAGGCTTTTAAACTTCGGACGTTATATAATGCCCGAATTTGACGTAAGCCCTTTCCACGAAAACTATTATAAAGTGCTTGACTTGTTCGCACAAGGAAAGATAAAGAAGTTAATAATACAAGCACCACCACAACACGGAAAGTCGCAAGGTAGTAGCCGCTTTTTGCCCGCCTTTATTTTAGGGCGCAACCCCGACGCAAAAATATGTATTGGGTCTTATTCAGCAACTGTGGCGCAGGACTTCAACAGAGATATACAACGCATCATTGACACAAAAAGATATAACAACGTTTTCCCCGATACGTGCCTTAATGGCTCAAACGTTGTAACGGTGGCAGGTAACCACTTGCGCAATAGCACGGTGTTTGAAATAGTAGGACATAAGGGGTCGTTGCGTGTGGTTGGTCGTGGTGGAGCATTGACGAGTAAAACGGTTGATATTGCGATACTCGATGACGTGTACAAGGACTACGCAGAGGGTAACAGCCCCGTTGTACGTGAGGCGGCTTGGAAGTGGTACACTACCGTCGTGCGTACTCGTTTGCATAACAACAGCCAACAATTAATAGTGTTTACCCGTTGGCACAAAGAAGATATTATCGGTAAGCTGGAAAAGAGCAACGAGCAAATAATCGACGTTACCAAATGGGACGAGCTGAACAACATACCACAGGGGGCGTGGGTACGTGTGAACTTTGAGGCTATAAAGACGAGCGACCCCACAGAGATTGACCCACGAGAAAAAGACACGTCGCTATGGGAGCAAAGGCACAGCTTGGAGAGGCTGAAAGAGCAGCAGGCGTTAGACCCAGTGCAGTTCAATTGCTTGCATCAAGGCAACCCGAGCGGTGCGGAGGGCTTGTTGTATCAACCATTCAAGACGTGGGTGGACAAATCAGAGTACGGCACGTACATACGAAGCGGCAACTATACGGACGTTGCCGACGAGGGCGACGATATGTTGTTTAGCGTGTGTTATGATATTTACTTATCGCCTAACAAGGCATACAATGAGCACACGGGCAACTTTGAACCTATACTCTTTGCGCTTGTTACCGATATGATAGCTACCAAAGAGCCTACCGAAGTAACCACGATAACAGTGCCCGAAATGATTAATCGCAACGGTACACAAAAGGCGTGGATAGAAAGCAATAACGGAGGAATGCAATTTGAAAAAGTTATCAAAAGTAAGGTAAAGGCGATAACGTTGCCATTCCACCAAAGCACGAATAAGGAAAGCCGAATATTGACGAGTTCCGCAATGGTAAACCAAAGTATCGTTATGCCATTTGGTTGGGAAACACGATACCCCGATATTTACGAACACTTGACGGACTTTTTGCGTAACTTTGGAGCGAACAAGCACGACGATATAGAGGACGGCTTGACGGGTGTCTATGAGAAAGAAATTGCGACAAAGAACATACACCCATACGGACACAGACGCACGGGCGTTAGGATAAGAAACTAAAAAGGGTTGGTTTTGTGTGTTTCTTTTATGCGTGGTGCGTTATCTTATCATCGTGGTAAAGTTGTACGCAAAGAGAAATAAAAGCCTTTAAAACGAAAATAAAGCGGTAAATTTGGAAATTATCGTGTAATTTCTTGTAGGTTAGCGATATTTTGACTACATTTGCCAATGTAAAGTGCAGAGGGTAAGCACGGAAAGAAAAAATTATTAATAATTAAATTCAGAAAAAATGGCAAGAATTTGTAACTGTCCTAACCAGACGTCGCTTGGGGGTATTCCCGAAGCCAATTGTAGCGAGGGTTTCGGACAACTTCAAAAAGTTATCTTTCAGCGTTTGAAAGGTGCTAACGGAAAGTATAACGAGTTTTCGAGCACAAAGCCAATTACTAAATTAGCGAGCCTTACAGCTTTGTTGAGTGCTAACGATGATACAAAGATAGTTGTATCGCCTTACTTGCAAGCACCAACAACCGAAGCAGGAGCGGCACGCACCTTTGGCGGTGGTAACGAAACACTCGGTGGCATTGAAATGACGATAGGGCGAGAGCCTACCAAGTTTAACGCCGTTATCCGCAATGCTCCACAGTCTCAAATAAAAGCAATGAAAGCACTCGCTTGCGAAACTGATGTGCGCAACTTGGGCGTTTACCTTGTGAACGAGGACGGCGCAATTGGTGCGCTCAAAGACGGCTCGCAGGTGCGTCCAATTCCTATTTACAACTTCTTTGTTGGCGATAAGGTATTGGGAGGCTTTGAGAACCCCGACGATAACGCCGTAAGTTGGAGCTTTGCGCCTAATTGGAGCGACTTCTTTGCGATTATCAACCCCGAAGATTACAACCCATTAACCGACCTTAAGAACCCTTAAGAAATGGGTGCGAAAGTTACGACCGTTACGCTACAAAGCGATAGTTTGGGCGTAACACAAGAGTTTGAAATAAGCCACGCTACCCGCCTGCTACGTATGCAGAATAACGGCGGGTGGCGTTTGCCAAAAGAAAGTAAATATCAATTCAACGGCGATGACATTAACCTTAGAACAAATAAAGGAAGCGATAAGCAAGCCAAAGAATAGCGGCGTTATTCGTGTAGCGACGCAACAGCAAGAGAGGGTAAAGTTTCACGCTGGCACAGATGCCACGTGGAGAGCTAACGCCCCTTTGACTGACTTTTTGGCTATGGTGCAAAAGCTTTTGCCAGCTGATAAGTTCCTTTTGTTTAAGACAATGTTTCGTTTTCCCGTCCGTACTAACCGTACGACGGGCGTTGTTTTTGATAAACTAAGCCGAGTATTTGACGGGCGCAACCCAGTGTTCAACTACCAATTTGTAAATCAAACAGAGCGTGAAGATTGGGAACGTTATCGCACAGAGGTTTTGAACGAGCCGAGAATATGGGCTACTAAAGGGTGGGAGCACCTCAAAACAGAGATAAACTCTGTGTTGGTGGTTGATATGCCAAAAGAGTCAAACGGCACGTATGCAGAGCCTTATTTCTACTGGCTGACAATTGACAACGTTATAGCCTATGAGGCTAACCCCACAACGGGACAAATGGAGTATATAGCGTTCGTTCAGCCAAATGATACGATAGCTGTTATTGATGACGCATATTATCGTCTATTCAAAGCCAAAGGCAGAGATATAGAGGGTGCGCCAATAGTAGAAGTGCCCCACGAATTAGGCTATACGCCTGCTCGTTTCTTTTGGAGCGAGCCACTCTCTTTGAAGCAACCCGATGTAAAGAAAAGCCCGTTATCGTTGGAGCTTGAGGCGTTAGATTGGTTTTTGTTTTTCCATATTTCAAAGCGTAACCTTGACTTATACGGTGCTTATCCGATATACAGCGGCTACCAAATGGAATGCGACTACCACAACGACGAAACAGGGGAAGTGTGTAGCGACGGCTTTATAAAAGATGCAAAGGGTTACTATCTGTACGACAGCAACGGCGCACTCAAAAAGTGCCCGAAGTGCGGAAATAAGCGTATAGCAGGCGTGGGGTCTTTTGTGGAAATTCCGATACCCGGTATCGACGCAGGCGGCGAGCAAACGCCCGATATGCGCAACCCAGTACAAATGCTTTCAGTAGATAGAAGCTCTTTGGACTACAACACAGAAGAAACGGTACGCCTTGAAACTGATATTATAAAGGCGTGTGTTGGTACAGATAGTGAGGGCTTGTTGAATACGCAGGCAATGAACGAGGCGCAAGTGAACGCCAACTTTGAGAGCCAAACAACGATACTAAACAGTATTAAGAAAGGCTTTGAGGAGGCGCAAAAATGGACGGACGAAACTATTTGCCGCTTGCGCTATGGCAAAGGCTTTATAGGGGCGAACATAAGCTACGGCACGGAGTTCTACAACGTAAGTGCCAACGACTTAAGAAAGCGTTACAAAGAGGCGAAAGAAAGCGGTGCGAGCGATGCGGAATTAGACGCTTTGCAAACACAGATTATCGAAACAGAATATAGGAATAACCCCGCAGAGTTGAAGCGTATGCTTATATTGCGTGAATTAGAGCCTTATCCACACCTTACGCTTGACGAAGTTGAGGCTTACCACTCGAAAAAGGTAGTATCGGACGAAGATTTGATAATAAAGCTAAACTTTTCAGCATTTGTCAGACGCTTTGAACGAGAAAACACCAACATTTTGGAATTTGGCAGCAAATTAGAGTTGCAAAAGAAAATAGAAATTATTAATCAAAAATTCAAAGATTATGTACGAAAACAAAGACAACAAGCACCCGCTTGATGATGTAACAAAGGAAAACTACAACGTACCGAAAGGCGAAGAGGGTATTTACCACGTTGTGTTAGAAGTGGAAGAGTACGACCGAAGCACTGGCGCAAAGAAATCAACGCCAATGTTACAAAAATTCGGTGTCGTTGCTTTTGAAACGTCGTTAAGCCAGTTGCGGCATTTGGGCTACAAGGTACGTGTCGTTTACGACCCCACACAGTACCTAAAGAACAAGCAGGAAGCAGAAGCACAGGCGCAGGCACAAGCACAAGAGGAAGCAGAGGCAAAGAGAGTAGAGCAGGCGTTGGAAGAGCAGCGCAAGCAACACGAACAAGAACTCGAGGAACAACGCAAAGCACTTGAAGCCGAAAAAGAAGAAGCTATCAAAAAGGCGGTAGCGGAAGAGCTTGCAAAGCAGGGAAAAGGCGAGGAGCAAGAAAAGCCCGAAAAGCAAGAGAAGCCTAAGAAGTAAAAACAACGAAGTATAACATTTAACAAAGGGTTAGTTAATATGGCATTAACAAAAGAAATTATAAAAGCAAACGCTGCATTGTCAGCATTGACAGATGAGCAGTTAAATGCGTTGGTTGAAATGAGTGCCAACGACGAAAACGATGTGTTGGGCAAACGTTTCGGTGAAGTGTACCGTACAATGGACGCAACCATTGAAACATCGACAGGTATCAAGCGCAATGGCGACGAAAAGACGTACGATTATTTGAAGCGTGCCGCAAGTGAGCTGAAAAAGCAAACAGAGGGCGCAAGCAAGTTTGAGGACGAAATAAAGGCGTTGAAAGCTGACAAAGAGCGTTTGGAAGCGTTGGTAAAGAGTGGCAACGGCAACGAAGAGTTGAAAGCTCAATTAGAGCAAAAGGACAAAGAAATTGCCAATGTGCAGAAGATGTACGCCGAACTCAAAAAGGACAACGAAAAGCAAAAGAGCGACTACGAGCAAAAATTGTTCGGCGTGCAGCTTGACAACGATTTGAGAGGCGCAACGGGCAACTTGAAGCTAAAGGCGGAAATACCCGAAGCGGCGGCTCGTGTGCTTATGCAGCAGGCGTTGGATAAGGTCAAAGGCTTTGCGCCTAAGTACATCGACAACGGCAACAATGGCAAGGTGTTGGCATTCCACAACGAGGACGGCTCTGTGATGAGAAACGAAGCTACCAACTTGAAGCCTTACACAGCGGCTGAACTCGTCGAGAAGCAGCTTAACGAAATGGGCGTATTAGCACCAAAGGCGCAAGGCGGTGGCGGTACTGTTCCCCCAGCAGGTAGAAGCGGCGGCAACGGTGGTGGTGTAACTATCGACTTATCGGCAGCACGCACACGCAAAGAGTTTACCGACATTGCCACAAAGACGCTGTTGGAAAAAGGCTTGATGCGTGGTACTGATGAATTCGACACAGCATTGCAAGAGATTTACAAGACAAACGAGGGTTATAACGATTTACCCTTGCAGTAAGTAACAACGGGCAAAGGGTTAGCCCATTATCAATTAACAATAAAAATTTTTAAGTTATGAGTTTAGTTTTAACACGAGTTCAAGACTGGCGAGTAAGCGACCCTACATTTGACCGTAATATGGTGAGAATGGGCGAGTATGGTGCGCTTGACTTCTTTGCAAGTCAGACAAAGTCCCCGAACTCGATTATTTCCCCCGAGTTACAGGCTAAAGCCTTTCAGAGTATGGGTACAGACGTACAGGTGCCAGTACTTGATTACAACGGAGGCGTAACAGTAGCAAACGAGCGTAGTTGTGTAATTGCTGACGCAGAAAACACATCTAAGCTATATACGCTTACTTGGGTAACGTTGGCGACAGGCTTCACTATGGTACCGTCAGCCTATATGAACAACGAAATAGGCTATCAAAGGGACTTCAACCGTAAAATGGCAACACATACACGTGCTTTGCTTGAAAAATTGGACGGTTATGCGGTGGCAGCCCTCGAGGCTAACAAAACACAAGTATTTGACAACTTGCTGTACTACACGCAGACGGGTAACGTAGTAAACGTGCCGTGGCTAATGCGTGATAGCATTTTGGGCGACAGCGCACCAATGATGCGTGCAAACAAATACTTCCGTGAACTTCACGTTATCGGTAACAGTGGCTTGGACGCACACGTGCGCCATTTGGCACAAATGGGCGTGTACAACGAGCAAAACAAACGCTTGGAGTACGAGGGTAAAATCTTGCACTATTCAGGAGCTGTCAAGAACGAAAGCGGCAAGTTCGCAACTGGCTTTGTCGTTGAGGACGGTAACTGTGCTATCGTTACACGTGTAGACCGTGAGGCGTTGCGTGGCGCAAGTGCGAATGGGCACGAATGGGACGTAGTACGTTTGCCAATGCTGGACCTACCAGTAGGCGCACACTACTACACGAGCGTTGGCGACCAAAGCGGCATTGCTGGCGATGCAACAAAGGACTTGAATTGTGCCATTAAGGAGTACTACGGCTTTAGCGTCGATGTTTGCTTTATAACAGCTTACAATAGCGCACCAAGCACTATTGCCAACCCTGTTATTAAGTTCCAAGTCGAGAACGCAAACGGTATGGCAAATGCACGTCCAGTCGTTATTACCAACACCCCAGCAAACCCAGTGCATACCAAAAACGCATAAAGGGTAAGAGAGAAAGTTTTACTATGTTCCAACAAGGGGGTAGGGCTTGCCCTTGCCCCCTTTATTTTTAAGTCAATGTACAGATTAGCGCAAATAGAAGAAAGGCTTTTAAATTTGGTTGGTTGGCAACAAGATTACAACCCCGAAAAAGCTATAAATAAAAAATTGACAAACAGCGAAAGTGGGTTGCTCTTTCAAGATGCGCACCCACTTTTGACGCTTGAAAACATACGGGCGATAATTCCCGAAGATTTCCTTTTCCATTACCCCGAATGGAACGAATTTAAAAAGTACGAGAAAGGGCAAAGGGTACGCTTTGGCAACCGTGTATATGTAGCATTGAGAAATAACACCAACACGCCACCCGATATTAACGCAAGCGATTTCAACGATGACTATTTCGTCGAAGATTTTGGCACAGAAGATAAGGCGTGGGCGGGCTATGATATTATCAACGCCTACTTGGAAAATTTGACACGTGCAGGCATTAGGCGAATGGTACAAACATTCGTGCAGACAAAAGAACTTGCCGCCGAAACAAAAACGCTTTTAGACCGTGTAACCTTTTTTGACGGTGCAGGGCGTATTCGCAACACGATAGATAATCAAAAGTCGTTTGTCGGTATGGAAATAGTGCCAGTGCGCAGTATGGGTGTAACGGCGAAGATAGAGCGTATAGGCTTACAGATGATAGGTGCAACGGGTACGGTGCGCCTTTACTTGTTCCATAGCTCAAAGGTCGAGCCTATCGCCTACACGGACGTGGAAATAAAAAAGGACAATGGCTCGTTTGTGTGGGTAACGCCTAACGAATGGTATTTGCCATATACGGGCGAGGACACAAACAGCGGTGGTGCTTGGTACATAGGCTACAATCAAAACGCCTTGCCTTTAGGTATGGAGGCTATCAACGTATCGAAAGATTGGAGCAGAGAGCCTTGTGGCACTTGCAACATTGGCAGTATTAAGGCGTGGCGTGAGCTTACAAAGTACATACAGATAAGCCCTTTCCGTACACGAGTTGAAAAAGAGTGGAGCGAACAACCAATGCTTTTTGACAATGGCGGCTTGCTTTACGAGAGCACGCACAATTACGGGCTTAACGTCGAGTTGTCCGTTAGTTGCGATATAACAGACTTCATTATAGAGCAACGAAGCATATTTGCAACAGCTTTGCAACGTGAAGTAGCGGCAATGGCTTTGCGTACAATGGCACTCAACCCCGAAGCACGAGTTAATCGCAATCAATCAAACGTTAGCCGTATGGATATACTATACGAGCTTGACGGCAACACTAACGGCGTACGTCCTAACGGCTTAGGATATGAGCTAAAGCAGGCGTACAAAGCGTTGCGACTGAACACACAGAAAATCGACCGTATTTGTTTGCGCTGCAACAATCACGGCGTAAGATATGGCACGGTGTAAATGGGTATAATAGGAGCTTTAGCAGATAAGGTGCGTATAATAAACGAGCAGCTGACAAATGGAGCTTACGTTGCACAAATTATTTTGGACAACGAAGCATTCATAATAGACGCCAACGCACAAGAACAGCTTTACGATAGCGGCGAAAACGCTTTGGGCGTATCTATCGCCGACTATCGCCCATATAGCCCCGTAACCATACAGATAAAAGAACTTAAAGGACAGCCAACCGATAGAGTAACTTTGAGGGACGAGGGCGAGTTCCAAAGTTCATTTTTTGTCGAGGTTGGAAACGAGAGTTTCACAATTAAAGCGTCCGATTTTAAGGCAGAAGAGCTTGTACAGAAGTACGGCACGGAAATAATGGGCTTAAACGACGAGCACAAAGCAGAACTTATCCACGAGTACATATACCCAGCAATAATGGAGAAAATAAAACAAACACTGAACAAATGAAAACAACAGCACCGATAATAAAAAACGCCGTTTTGTTGGATAAAGCAATAGGCGATATTCAAAAAGGTTTAGCGGGCACGATAGGTTGGCTTGATGTGGTGTTTGGACGTGCACAACGTCTGACACGTGTCGTTAATGGGAAAACGTACAAAGAACCCCACGTATATGCAGGAGGCACAGAGTACGCCAAAGGGAATAACCACAACGACTACATTTGCGTGTCGCCCGACAGCAAGATAGGGAATTTTGCCTTTTTCTCTATTGGTGAGCCTCACAGGATAGCACCTTTCAACAGAGGGATAGAAAACAGGATAAAGACGCCGTTTGCCCTTATCGTGTGGGTAGACTTGCGAAAGGTTTACGATGATGTTGCCAATCGCAACACCGAAGCATTGAAGCAAGACCTTTTGCGAGAGCTTAACGGTGGCTTTTTGCACCCCGCTTGCCGTTATACGTTCAACGCTATTTATGAACAGTCGGAAAACGTCTACAAAGGCTATACGCTTGACGAGAGCACCAACCAATACCTTATGCACCCATACTGGGCGTGCCGTATCGAGGGAGAATTGAGCTATAAAGAACCTTGCTACGAGTAACGCACAGAAAGTAATAAAAAATATACGCAAAAATAGATTAAAAATATACGCAAATGATAGACTTCATAATATTTACCACCTTGTTGGCTTGCTTTGCAGCCTTTATTCTCACGCTACTGTACAAGTGGGGGGTGGTTGAGTGGTTACAAATACACGGCAACAACTTCTTTTCTCAAATGGCACATTGCGACTTTTGTATGAGTTGGTGGGTGTGCCTTTCGTTGGCGATAGGCGCAAGTGTTTTAACAGGTAATTATTACTTGCTGCTTGCGCCTTTCTTTTCTACAACAATAACACGTAATTTGGTATGAAAGAAATTAGATTAGGTAAGCATAAATTGCAGGTGTTCGACGATATAGCCGAACTTCCTATAAAACGTTTCCATAAGTACAACAAGATGTTGCTTATAGACGCAGGCGTTGGGTCTGATGTTGCCGACTTCGACGCACATATCGAAAAGGTGGTGCGCTTTATTCAGAAAGGCGATAAAGAGGCGGCAGGGCAGGAGCTAATGAATATGCGGCACAACTTGTACGCCGTGCAGTCGGAATTAAGCCCTAAATACCTCGCTTTCGCTTGCCTTGTTGCGAGTGTAGACGGCAAAGAGTGTAACGATATATCCGATGACGCTTTAAAGGCGTTGTTAGATAGAATAGGCGATGTAAGCCACAAAGAATTGACAGCTCAACTTGAAGCTGTCAAAAAAAAAATAGATGAAGACTTGCAAGTGTATTTTCCCCGCTCATTTGACAACGCCGAAGCAAAGGAGTACCACGACCAATTGAAAAGGCGTACCTTGTTAGTGCTGAAAGAAATTATCGAGGACGGAATAAATGAGGAAAGGAAGCAGGAAATAGACAGAATAACGGGCGAGTTGATAACATACATTAAGCCTAAATGTTACGAGGGAAAAGATAGTGTTGAGATAAAGTATGATAAACAGTTTGAAAATATGTGCATCATCTTAAGCAAACACTTGAATTTGAACCCGAAAAACTATACAGTTTTAGAGTTTTTCCAAGCTTATGAGTATATGGAGGAAGAAGTAAACAGACAAAAGAAAGCCACAAAGGGGTAAATTTTGCCCCGTGTTGCGTTTTCTTTCGTTTTGCGATAAAGTACACGTAAAAACAAAATAAAGCCGTTAGGCGCAAAATAAAGTATAAAAATATGGCAGCAGATACGAACCCTATACATTACAGCGATTTAGTTAGCCCCGATAATTCGATAACTGAACTTATAAAGCAGTTGGACGAGTTGAACGACACATACTCGTTTACGTTGAAAAACATCAAGTCGCAGGCTATTCAACTGACGGAAAGCATAAAAGGCGTAAGTGGAGCAACAGAGGCAGGACGGCAGGCGACACGCAAAGCGGCTGACGATGCAGAAAAGTTGGCACGAGCAGAAAAAGAGCTTGCATTTGCCGTTAGTGAGAATGGCGAAAAGTTGGCACGTCTTAAAGATGTAACCCGTGAGGCGAATATGCTTAACAAATTAAACGTTAAGTTGAATTTAGCACAAGAGGGTAGTTATAATAAGCTTTCGGCGCAATATTCCATTAACAAGATAACACTAAATGGAATGACAGCGGCAGAGCGAGAAAACACCGAAGAGGGTAAAAAGTTAGTTGCGCAAACGAAAGCCATTTATGAGGAAATGAAGCGTTTGCAAGAGGCAACGGGCAAACACTCTTTGAACGTGGGTAACTATGGCGATTTTGGCAAGGAGTTGGGAAATAGTCTAAAAGACCTAAATGAGAGTATAAGCGACTACAAAACAAAGGTATTAGATTTGTTGGGGCTTAACAACAAGTTCGGACAAAGTCTTGTAAATTTGGTGCAGAATGGAGGCGGCGCAAAGGCGGCGTTATCTGCAATGGGCGACGGTGTAAAGGCTTTAGGTACATCGTTACTGTCAATGCTTACCAATCCCGTCTTTTTGGCTATCGCAGGCATAGCGGGCGTAGGGTTGGCTTTCAAATGGTGGTACGACTATAACGCAGGACTAATGGAAGCTACACGCCTAACGCACGAATTTACGGGCTTGACAGGTGATGAGCTTGTTTCCGTGCGTAATGAGATACAGGCTTGCGCCGACGTTATGGGGCACGACTACAAGGAAACGCTTGAGAGCGTAGACAGCCTTATGGCTAATTATGGTATGTCGGCACGTGAAGCATTAAAGGTCGTGGAGGACGGGTTTGCGAGCGGTGCAGACCTTTCGGGCGATATGTTGGAGAAGATAAAGCATTACGCCCCAACTTTCCACGATGCGGGCATAGGAGCGTCTGAAATGGTGGCTATCTTACAGCAAACACGTAGTGGTATCTTTAGCGATAAAGGGCTTGAAGTCATTACAATGGCTTCAAAGAAAATACGTGAAATGAGCGATAAGACCAAAGAGGCGTTAGGGCACATTGGTATTGACGTAAAGCAGGTACAAAAAGACTTGACAACGGGAGCACGTAACACTTTCGACGTTATACAGGAGGTAAGCACCAAGATGAAAGAATTTGGTGCAGATAGCCAGCAGGTAGGTTTAGTTCTTAAAGACGTTTTCGGACGTAATGGAGCAGAGGCGGGAATACAGCTAATAGAGCAGCTTGATACGATGAGTACGAGCATTGACGAGGTCAAGAAACAAACGGGCGAGTGGGGCGAAGCTCAACAGGCGCAAATAAAAGCGTCGGCAGAGCTTAACGACGCAATGAGTGCGTTGTTTGATATGACAGACAACGGGTTTGAGGGTATGATTGACCAAATGAAATTAATTGGCACTAAATGGCTAACGGCGATAATAAAGGGTGTTATCGACGTGGCAAATTGGTTTGTCCGACTTTATAATACAATGATACCCGTGCGAGCTATGGTACAGGCACTTATAATGTTGGTGCGTACAAATATAGAGCTTTTCAAATTTGCGGTAAACTTTGCAATAGACGCCGTGAAGATGTTGGGAAACCTATTTGAAACTATCGTTAAGACGATAACGGTAGCCTTTAAATCTGTTGCAGGCATATTGTCTGGCTTTGGCGAAGCGATAAAGGGTGTTTTCACCTTTGATTTTGACAAAATAAAGAAAGGCGTTGAGGGTATAAAGAATGGCATTGTAAACACGTTCAAAACGGCGTTTGGAGGTGCTTTGAAAACTTTTGTAGGCTTTGGAAAAGAGGTGGGCAAAGACGCTTATAAAATGGGCGTGAATTTTGCAGACGCATTTATGGAGGGTGTACAAAAGACAAAGAGCGACCACTTGGAATTGTTTGCATTGCCACAGGGCACGCACGCTGGTAGAGTTGATGTTGCACCCGAAAAGACGATAACGAATACTGATATTATCGAGGACGATAAGAAGAAGAAAAAGAAAAAGAAGAAAGGAAAGAAAGAGAAGAAAAAAGACCCACAGAAAGAGGCAGAAAAGGCGGCACGTGCGGCAGAGGCAGCATACAAAGCAGCTTTAGAGGCAAAGCGTAAAGCAGAAGACGCAGAACTCGAGCTAATGGAGGAGGGTTACGAAAAACAGCGTAAGCGCACACAATATCAATATGATAGGCAGGTGGAAGATTTGAAACACGCTTTGCAAATATTGAAAACTACCAACGTGCAGCAGCGCACCGATATGCAAAATACTATCGTTAGCCTTGAAGAGCGCAAAGCGCAAGTATTGGCAGAACTCGAGCGTAAGCACCAAGACGAAATGTTGAAGTTGCAAGAAGAGGCTATAAAGTTGCGCTTGGAAGCTGTTGCGAAAGGCAGTGAGCAAGAACGACAACTAAAGGCGCAATTAATCGAGCTTGAAAGGCAGCAGGCATTGAAAGCCAATAGCGAGAAGACAAAGGACAACCAGCAGAGCGACAGCGATATTAACGCTAAATACAATGCGAAGCAACGAGATTTGGCAGATGAGTATGTGCAGGCGCAAATGTTTATCTTCCAAAAGCAGCAGGAATTGGCAGAAAGCGAGTTCTTATTGTTGCAAACGTCAGAAGAGCGAAAGACACGCTACCGAATGAAAGCCGAGCAAGAAAGGCTAAAGAAGATATTAGAGCTTAACAAGGTGGCAGGTACGAAGTTGTCAGATGTCGAGGTTCAGACGATAAAAAACACAATAGAGAGGATAGACAAAGAGATAGAGCAAAGCAAGAAAGACGAGCAAAGCAAAGATATTTACGGCTTGTTAGGCTTGGAACTTACCGACGGACAAAAAGAAGCTATCGACACTTCGCTATCTTACGCTATGGACGCTTTAAACACGTGGACAGAGGCAGAAGTTGCAGCAGCCGAAGCAGAGGTACAGAGGGCAAACAGTAGAGTTGATAGCGCAAAGTCGGTGCTTGATAGCGAACGTGAAGCTCGTGCCAATGGTTATGCAAGTAACGTTACGTATGCGCAAAAGGAGTTAGACCTTGCAAAGCGCAACCAAGAAAAGGCTTTAAAGGAGCAGGAAAAAGCCAAAAAGAAACAGTTGGCAATACAGGCGGTCGAGCAAGTTGGCAACCTTGTAACAGCCACCTCGATGATATGGTCGCAATTAGGTTTCCCACTTGCAATTCCAGCAATAGCCCTAATGTGGGGGTCTTTCGCTTTTTCAAAGATAAAGGCGGCGCAAATGGTTAAGGCGCAAGACACGGAGAGTTACGGCGAGGGTACAGTTGAGTTGTTGGAGGGTGGCTCTCACCAAAGCGGCAACGATATAGACTTAGGACGTAAGCGCAACGGCACACGTCGCCGAGCGGAGGGCGGTGAGTTTTTCGCTATTATCAACAAACGAAATTCACGACGTTATCGCAAAGTAATACCCGACGTTATACGAGCTTTCAATAATGGCACATTTGAGGACAAATACTCAAATACATTTGCAGGCAAAGGCGTGGCGGTTAATGTTAATGAGAACGCCCCCGACCTTTCAGAATTGACAGATAATGTACGAAGCATAAGAGAGCGAAACGAACGCCGCACTTATCAAGATGCAGAGGGCAACACGATAGTGGAATATAAAAATTTAACACGTAAAATAAGAAGATAAAATGAACCCTATTTATAAGTTCTATTTGCGTATAGGAGAGGCAGGCACGGAAGTGCTTGCCAATCCAATTTATAAAGATGATTTGACGCTTGACTACGAGCAGGAGAGCGGGCAAAAGTTTTTCCGTGCAAAATTGAATGGGAAATTAACCTTTATACTCAACGACTACGAAGTAATAATGAACGCCCCCTTTGACACTACATATACCGTTGTGTTGAAAAAGTCGGTAGATATGGGGCAAACGTGGCTTAATTATTGGCAAGGCACGTTTATGCGTACAGATTGCACGGTGGACACCGTCAATAAAAAAGTGGTTGTATCGCCAACGATAACGGACGATTACAACGACGTTTTGGCAGGTATGGAAAAGGAATACAACCTTGCAGAGCTACCAATTGCGGTGGATAAGCTGTTAATAGCCAAACGTCCGCTTATCCAAGTGTATAAGTTGGGCGACAATATTATTTCGTGTTTTCTTTTGGGGTCGAGCTGGGAGCAAGATGTAACCGAACCGATAACTAAAGATAAGGAGATACGGAAAAAGTATTTTTCGCTTGCTTATGAAGCTATGGAAATAAGCGTTACAGAGGCTACCGAGCCAAAATACAACGGCGTTTATTTGTGCACTCAACCAACAAAGCAGGGGGGCAATACTATATACATTTGTAGGCGAAAAGACGATGACAAATGCTATATTAAAGTTACTAAAGGAAAGGACGGCATTTTTGATATTAGCACTATCGTATTGTATGATGACTACGTGGAAAAATATGCAGCCCTTGCAAGTAACGTGAAGTTCAACAATGAATACCTTATGAGTAGCGTAAGTGGTGGTACAGGCACTATGAAAGCCTATGTTAATAACATAGATATTTATATGCGCCTACTGTTGGATAAGCCTAATATAAGCACCGTTAGCACTTACGAGATAGGTAGTAACGATATTGTGGAAAACAATCGCAACTATCGCTATGCAATAGGCTATCGAATGGGCAATATTTCGGTAACGCTTGCAAGTAGCAAAGAGCCTACCGAATACGGCAGACGTGATGACGGACGATACTTTCAAAAGCCCACAGAGATAAGCGATAATTATTTCCCAGTGGCACGCACTACGTGGCTAACGGCGTCCATTTGGTTTAGCTTTGTTTATGGCGATGAGTGGGCAGATATGGAGGGGCGCACAAGTTACTTATTCAAAGACGCTTATGAGCTTGGAAGTTGTATTAACGTATTGTTGAAGCAATTTAGTGATATAACGTTTGACAGTAACGAGGAGTGCTCACAATTCCTATACAGTGAGCGCAACCCGCTAACGAGGGTAAACCAACGCTTGTACATTACGCAAAAAAGCAATGTTTTGATAGGTGAGTATCAAGAGCCAGCACGCAAGGCAATATGTACTTTACGTAGCATTCTAACAATGCTTAAAGACGCTTTCCGCTGTTATTGGTACATCGAGGATAAAAAGCTACATATAGAGCACGTAAGCTACTTCAATAACGGTGGCACGTATGATAACGGGCAAGTTGTAGGCTATGATTTGACACGCCTTTTAAATGTGCGCAATGGCAAGTCGTGGGACTTTGCAAAGGGTGAATATTCATTTGATAAAGTGGATATGGCAGAACGTTATCAATTTGGGTGGGCAGATGATAGCACAAAAGCGTTTGACGGCTTGCCTATCGAGATAAAGAGCAACTACGTACAAAAAGGCAAGATAGAAGAAATTACTATCGGTGGCTTTACGAGCGATGTAGACTTAATGTTGCTTAATCCAAATAATATGAGTAAAGACGGCTTTGCCATATTTGCAGCCACACCAGCACGGGCGATATTTAAAGAGAGCGAATATTTCCCTACTTATTACGATAAGAAAAACGGAGAAATAGAAAAACGGTGGAGCTTAAAGCAGGTAGGTGGACACCGTGTGCGCTTAACAGTCGTTGTAAGGCAACACGTGGAAAATGGCATAGGGTACACGGGTACGGCAACATTGCGCCTATATAGGGAAAAAGAATATACCGATATTCTCACGATAAATACGAGCGCACAGGAACAAGTATTTCAATTCGTAGTGCCTAAAGGTTATGATATAATGACTTTCTACGTTAATGGTTGGGTAGATATTAGGGTAGACGATGTAGAGGTGGTGGACGGCTTGCGTGAATTGCCATTTTATTCCACTATGATAAACGGCGTTGAGTACAAGTTGCAAAATGGCTTATTGTCGTTTGCATACTTGCAACCAGCATTTTATAAATACGACTTGCCCGCAAGTAAGGTTATTATAAATGGGTTGCCATTATTTAACGTGGTTGTCGATAGGAAAAAGAAGCAAACAATATCATTTCCAGCAGGTTTGAACGACCCAAACCCGAACAAATTAGTAAAAACATCGCTTGGAAATGGGCAGTTTGATAAAATTTCCGTAAATTTGTGCAGTAGAATGGTAAAAGCGACGCTGAAATATGATACAGAACAATAATTTGACACCTTTGGCTTTCTATGATAGTGAGGAACAACGCTATCATAGAAAATCTTACGCTTACGGGGCTATATACAATTTATTTTGCCCACAAGATGTTTTGTTACCCTTTCAAATAATAAGGGAGCATAGGGCAAATAAGATAGCAAGTGTGAAGTTATACAAGTGTTGCGGTGAGCTTGTAGATGATATAACGGAAAGCATTGTTAAGGCAGGGCTTGTTATAAAAGAATTTCCACAGCAAGAGTATGACGTTATCATTTACACGGCATTATTGCCTTTGGGCATTAATATGGAGGTAGGCGCACACTATTTGGAGATTTCCGACGGCGTGCAGACGTGGACGAGTGAAATGTTTACGGGCGTAAGCACCACAAGCGGCTATGTGTGCGTTGAGTGGTGGAGCGAAGAAGATTTCATTTTCGACGGTGGGCGTATCGTTTATGAGGGCGTGCGCTATCATAATATCGTTTATCTAAACACACAGGTAGGAAAGCCCGAATATCGTTTTGAAGAGGAGGGAGAAGCAAGGGACGGTTATTTTTTTCCCGAGAAGCAAATATCCGAAAAGGTGTTTAAATTCGCTTTCATAGCCCCCGAGTATCTTTGCGACGCTTTGCGCTTTGTGCGTATGTCCGACAACGTTGTTATTACCGATGAGTTGGGGCGTGAGTATGATTGCGATACTTTCCTTATGACGGTAAAGTGGCAGGCGCAGGGAGATTTGGCGAGTGTTGAGGCAGAATTTGAAACGGCAACGGTGGCAAAGAAGATAGGCAAGGCGCAGCTTATTAGCGGTAATGGAGATTTCAACACAGACTACAACGCCGACTACAATATAACGGGCGAGCCAGCAGATGTTATAACAGTAACGCTTAGTGTTACAGGAGAGAACGACGAAATAATAAAGGCGGTGGCAGATACGACGGTTATGTATGATGTGAGGGTACAGGCAATAGCCAATGGCGGGCAAGGCACGGGCGAAATAGATATTATAATACCAGCAGGGCAGAACGCCACAGGAGGTTATTGCGGGATTACAGATATATACGAGATAACAACGGCAGACGTGAAAGCAACAACGCCAAAAGACACTAACAAATATGCAGTAAAAATTAAATAGCTATGGCAAATTACATATTATTAAAAGAAGCCGTAAAGCGAGTAATAAAGAGCAACGGCAAGCAGGAAATAACGGGCGATATATTGCAGAATATATTGTTGAAGTTTATCGACACTTTCGGCGAAGATTACGAGGTAAACGGTATGGCGCAACCAAGCGACACGCCAAGCACGGCGGGCAAATGTATTTACTTTGCATCAACGGCGGGCATTTACGCTAACTTTGGAAATATCAACGTTGCAAGTGGTGAAGTTGTTGCGCTTATCTATGACGGCAACACGTGGACGAAGCAGCAAATCATAGACACAACAGGCTTTGTGTCGGCTGACTACTTGACAGAGTATGACGTAAGCGCAAATAATGGTGGTGCATCGTACACGTTGCAGGAAGCTATTAACGCAGTGCCAGCACGTTATCGCAAGGGTGGGCTTACGGTGAAATTCATTGACAACGCAACGAGTGAGTACGCAGCCTATTATAACAAGACAGGGGCGTGGACTACCGACGCTACCAAATGGGCGAACTTGTTAGCAGGTGGCGAAGTAATAACACTTGATGATTTAAACACCTTTCCGACAGCACCACAGCAAGCTATCGACTTAGTGAAGAAAGGCGGCAACGCTTACTATACACTCGTAGACGGTGGCAAAACAGTAGGTGTTGTGAATATTTACGCCGATGTCCAACGTCAAGTACTCACAGAGGTGGTGGAAACACGCCTTACGCTGCAAAACGAAAAGTTCACACGTGGGCACTTCTACGAAGCACCGAGAAAGTATTGGCGCAACTATGGGCTGCAAAGAGATTTTGCAGGCGGCTTTATAAAAAAACACGAGTGGACAAAGTGGCACGTTTGGGCAAGTACTCGCTTTGAGTTCCACGAAGAGTATATAAAGCAAATGGCACAAGTGTTTGACGGCTCGCCCGATAATCAAGCGCACACGTTAGATTACGTGTTGAATGCAGCAAACACCAGCTTTTCACAATGGCACAAGGATAAATGCTTATTCGTCAGCTTTATTTCAGAAGATAAGCAAGAAAGGGTATTATATCAATGCAAAAAGGGCGTGTTCTCAACCACCGAAAGCGATTGGGTGCGCTTAATAAACGAAGATGAAGCCTTGACAGGTGAGCAAAAACCTTTTGCTGTGCCTTTTGCTGACTTCGTAGAAAACGCAATTGTACAATTGAGTTCAACAATTAGCGGCGATGTCGTTTGGGACACAGCAAAAAAGGTATTCCTTTGCCGTGCAGGTGGCAAATTTTATTCAAGTTGGGGCAACGTTGCCAACTATGGAGAGGTTACGGCAGACGGCGTGAAGCCCCGAAGTGGTGTTATCTTTTTCCAAATATCGACGGGCAAGTGCTACACGTGGGAGGGCGGCGAGTTTACGCAGCTTTCAAATGGGTGGAGTGCCGAGATTACCGACTATGCAAAGCGGGAAATAGATAAGGCGGTCGAGGCGGCAAAAAAGATAAAGAAAGGCGATGACGGCAAAGACGGGCGTATTGCATTAGTCAATCACGGCACAAATGATACAACATTTGCTCTTATGCCAAACGTTATGCACGTGTGGGGTGAAGTTGAAAGGCTTACTTTGTCGCTTGTGCCTAACACAGAGCCTACAATATTAGCTGAATATTGTTTTCAATTCTCTACTCCAGCCAACAAGGTTACCGAGTTTCAATTGCAAGGTGTTGAGTGGTACGAAGGAGTTGTGCCTACAATATTAAAAGGCAAGACGTATCAAGGTAGTGTTGTAAATGGAGTTGCCATACTGATAAGCAATTAAGGAGGGTGCTATGAGTGGTTATAGAAGACGTTTGGCAGCAATAGTCAATAAGCAGATATTTGGCGTTGATTTCAGTAAACAGCCTGATAATGAAATTTGGTATATACCAGTTGATGGTCAAAAATTAAAGTATGAAAATTTCATTGGAGGTTGGGGAAAACAGCAAGGTTTGGAAGTTGTTTCCCACATCTATGAGAATGGCATTGGAAAGGTAGTATATAATGTTGATGTTAAGATGTTAGGCGAGTCGGCATTTAGAGTATTAAACTACAATCATAAACAAGCATTACTAATATCACTTCCAAGAAAGCTGTATACTATGGGTGCGTGGGCTCTTGATAGTGTAACTAATGAATTGAATAGCCTTGTATTATTGAATGGAGATTTTAAAGGTAATATATTGCCAAGTAATAAAGGGCATAGACCTGCAATATCTAATGTATACGTAATGCAAGGGTGTGCGTTGTATTATGTAGATATGGTGGAGTATAACGTAATAGAAAAGAAAATATGATACAGTGGATAAATAAAAAAACAGGAGAAGTCTATAATAGGCAAAATATCAAAGTTGGAAAAGATTTTATTATCAACCCAACCGAAGAAACGTTGTCGGAATGTGGTTACACAAAGGTAGAAATTCCAGAAGATAAGTTAAAAGACGCTATCGAAGCAAAGGTTACGGAAATACTTGCTTACAATGATAGCAATGCCGTGAATGAGTTCACGTTGGACGGTGCGCCTACGTGGGTAGACTTAGAAAAACGCCTACCAATACATCGAGATATTGTATTAGATATTGAGAAAGGCAAGGAAGAGAGCACTATTTGGCTGAATGGGCATAAAATGGTACTTAATAGCCAGCTTGCGTTGAAGTTGATAAATGCCATAGAAAGCTATGCTTACGAGGCTCACAATGCAACGCAAACGCACCTATTCAATGTTAGGGGCTTGAAGTCTGTCGAGGCAGTCGAGAAATACGACTACACGGTTAATTATCCACAGAAGTTGAACTTGAAAACAAAATAATTATGGAATTGTTCACAGCTTTAATTAGTGCCCTTACTTTAGCGACTTATTTGGTCGCTATGGGCTTTTTGTATGGTATGCGTGAATACGTAAGCGATAACTTCTACATAGGTAAACACAAGTGGTTGTTTTCAGCAGTAATGCTTGTGGTTGCTGTTTGCCTGTTGCCCGCTATGGTAGCGAAGAGCGAGCAAGGTGTTATTTCTTTGCTACCACTTCTTGCGGTATGGGGGCTTATGACGGTAGCCATAGCACCACATTATAAGGCAAACAAAATGCACGCAATAGGGGCTTTTGAAGCCCTTATTTGTGGCGTTGTGTGGGTGGCGTTATTTCACCCTTTCATTGTATTGGCAGCGTTGGTGCTTTGGCTTTTGTACAAGTGGGCAGGCTTTGCAAAGCCCTATTACATAGGCGAGGTTACAGCGTTTGGTTTGATTTATTATACATTATTAGCATAGGGAGGATAAAAATGTTTGACAAAGTATTTACTTTAGAGCAGGCACGCTTAGTATTTATTGGCACTTTGTCGCCAATGTTTGCTTATTATACAGCTACTAACACGTATATTTACGCCTTAGCGGTTGTCTTTGGCTTTAATATATGGGCAGGTATGAGGGCTGACGGTGTAGCAATAAAGCGGTGCAAAAACTTTAGGTTTGGCAAGTTCAAAAACGCTTTGCAAGAACTTTTGCTATATGTGGGTATAATATACGTTATCTACTCGGTGATGAGCTTGCAAGGTGATAAGAACGTTTCTTTGATAGTCGTTAAAACGTTAAGTTACGTATTCGAGTACGTATATATACAAAACGCTTTTCGCAACTTGGTAATAGCATACCCCCGCCGTATGGCGTTGCATATCATTTACCACGTTATCCGCTTAGAGTTCACTCGAGCAATGCCAGCTCACATTAAAGAGATAATCGAGCGATATGAGAGAGAGCACCCCGAAGAGGTGGAATTTGACAAAAAGAACAAAGTAAAATAAATTAGTTATGTTAGTATTATTAGACAATGGGCACGGCGTTGAAACAGCAGGTAAACGCAGCCCTAAATGGCAAGACGGTACGCAATTATTTGAGTACAAATACGCACGGGAAATAGCCGTTTTAGTGCAAAAAGAACTCGAAAAGCGAGGAGTAGAGAGCATACGGGTGGTAACAGAACAAACAGACGTACCACTAAATGAACGCTGTAAACGTGTCAATAGGATATGTGCCGACGTTGGCGCAAGTAATTGCTTACTCGTTAGCATTCATTGCAACGCAGCAGGCAACACAGGAAAGCCAATGACGGCAAGAGGTTGGAGCGTCTTTGTAGGGCTTAACGCATCGGAAAAGAGCAAGTTCTTGGCGACAGCCTTTGCACAGTGCGCAGAAAAGGTGGGGCTTAAGGTGCGGAACTACTCACCAACGCAAAGATATTGGGTACAAAATTTGGCGATGTGTCGAGATACCAAGTGCCCCGCCGTGCTCACCGAAAATCTTTTTATGGACAACGAGCAAGATTGCAAGTTGTTATTGTCGGAAGAGGGTAAACAAAAGATAGTAGCTACACACGTAGAAGCGATAGTAGCTTATATTCAATATATGAACAAATAGCAGGTGTTATGATAACGAAAAAGATGTATTTATATATAGGTGCAATTGCCGCCTTTATAGCTTTGCTTGTGGCTTGTTGGCTTGGTTGGCAACGGGCAAGTATTTACAAGCAGAGAGAGCAGACGCAACGCAACAACGTGGGTGCTTTGATGCAAGACGTTGAGCGTTACAAAATAGATGACAGCTTAAACGCTGTGCGTGTGCAGGGGCTGACGCTCACAATTGACGACTTGAAGCGTTACAGAGCAGAGGACGCAGCGTTAATAAAGAAAATGGACGTTAAGCCAAAGCACGCAGGCGCAATTGTCAAGGTGCGAACAAATACGATAACGAAGTTTCGCACAATGGTAAAAGACAGTATCGTTTATTTGCCCACTGACACGGTGTATTTAGGCGATACGATGAAATGTATAAACATATACGATAAGTGGTACACGCTTAACGGTTGTATCAATAAGGCAGGCGAGTTCAAAGGTACTTTAAATACCTATGACAAAATAAATATTGTTGAAACTGTCAAGTACAAGCGTTTCCTTTTTTGGAGGACAAACAAAGTAAAGAGCCGAAAAATAGACGCTGTGAGCGACAACCCCAATACTACAATAACGGGGTGTGAGTTTATAACAATAACAAAATAATGATTTCTTAGTACTACATAGTGTTTATGTAAATGTTTGTAGCGTGGGTGTCGTGAGATAGCCACGCTTTTTGGTACTGGTCCACGCAAAACGCTTTATTTTGGTTAAGAATTGCTAAAAACAACACGAAAGCAATAAAATAATAGCAAAAAGTTTTAGAGTTTAAAATAAAATATTTATCTTTGCAATGTGTTAAGTAAATAACAACTGAACCAAGCCATTACTTGGAAACAAAAAACAACAAATTATGAAAACATTTAAAGTAAACATTCACCCAGAGTTAGAAGAGGTAGAAGTAACAGTTAGAAATGGTGCGCAATTCGTTAGAAGCGTTATTAGTGGAGAGTACAGAACATTTATGTTTACAACCAACGAAGACGACTTGCAGCGAATTAAAGAATTTGCTTTTAAGCACGCAACCGACAAAGACGAAAAAAGCGAGAATTGGTACGCTAACTGCAAAGACTTCGCAATGGGGTTGTGCATTTCAGAGGGTGGCAAACTCATAACAATAAACACTTACCGACCATACGGGCAGTATTCAGCATCTAAAAAATAACAAAACAGCGGGGTGAAAGCCCCGCCTTTTCAATATGAATAAATACTTATTAACAAAAACGCCAATAGGCGAAAAATTCCTTTATGAGATTAAAAACGACAAAGGAAAGGTACTATCAAAGCACCTATACAAGAGAAATTTTGTTGCTGCAACGGTGGACGGCTCGTTTTTCTTTGGGCGTTTAGACCTTGTAGGCAAAGGCGAGCACGGGCGGCGTTTGCGTATTGCTAATAGCTTACTAACGCACCCTAAAGAATGTTACGAAAGCTACGTGCGCTTTTTCCCAAAAGAAATGAGGGAAAAAGTAAGAAAAACAACGCCTTTTAATGAATGGAAAAAAGACCGTCAAAAGTGGGCGAGTGGGGCAATAGAGAGAATGCAAGTAATAACTATAAATCAATAAACAATGGAAAATAAAAAATTGAATGAATATATACAGAGCGACTTGGTATTTCGTGCTGATTTGCCAAGATTGCTAAAGGAGGTGATAGAATGCAGCCCTAAAGGTATTTATCCTTTATGTTGGAAGCTTGTAGGCGAAATTTTAGAATATGTAGCGCAAAGGTGCATAGAAGTAAACGACCCTCAATTAAATATACTTATGATAAGCTTGGGGCTTTACGAGTTGCCGCCAATGGCACGTTCAAAATACATAGAGGAGCAAAGGGAAAGAATACAGGACGTAAAACAAAAATAATTTGCAAAATGAACACTTACAAGAAATTTTGCCCTAATGTATTTGTGGCAAAGTGCGACGCAGAACACAAAAAGGGAGAAGTTATTAAAGTATTAACCAAGTACGGGAAAGAAAACGAGTGTATAGTTTTCAATAAAATTTCAGAGGGTAACGGTTTTTACTACTATTCCATAGTTAGGGCTGACGGTTACAACGCACAAGAGAGAGCAAAGGCAAAGGCGCAACGCCTTATAAGTGCAGCAGATAAGCAAGGGGAAAAGAGCGACAAATATTTTGCAGCAGCTACAAAAAACGATGATTTCCTTGCATTGGGTGAACCTATCAAGGTGGGACACCATTCGGAACGTAGGCATAGGAAATTATTTGAGGAAAAAGACCGTAATTTTAGCAAGATGCACGACGCTATGGAGCAAGAGAAAGAGTATAGGCGACGTGCTGAATATTGGGCGAAAAGGGAAAATGAAATAAATCTTTCAATGCCCGAAAGCATAGATTATTTTGCGCACAAGTTAGAGGAAGCGACTGAATACCACGCAGGACTTAAAAGCGGCAAATATCCTAAAACGCATAGTTACACGGTGCCGTATGCAAAAAAGGCAGTCAATGACTTGCAAAAAAAATATGATATTGCAAAATTACTGTGGGGCGATGAGTGAAATTTTAAAGCATTTAAACACCCTTTGGCAAAAGTCAGAGGGTGTGAGCGAAAAGAAGTGGCACAAATACTGCCTTGACAATGCAAAGGTTGTGGAGATTAAAAGCGTTTACGATGTTCTCACAAATGAGGAGATAGAACGCCTTAAAGAGTATTTCCCACCTATGCAGGGGCGGTGTTACGAGAACGCCCACAAAGCTACTACTATATGCAATGTTGAGTACGTGGAGGGTTACACGGTGGTGGGTGGTTATCCATTGAAGCACGCCTTTAATAAAAGGGGTAACGACCATTTCGATGTAACCCTCGAAATGGTATTGGGGTTTTTGGGCACTGAATACGTTTCTTTGTGTGAGATTGACGGCTTGGAGTGCACTCGTATAGCGTTACGCACTGGGTATTATGGAAATTACTGTACGTATTTGTACAATGAAGCGATAACCAACAAAGCAGAGCAACGGCGTAAGCAGCAAAAAGCCTATTATAGGCAAAACAGAGAAAAGAAACTTAAATACCAACGGAAATATTATGAAGACAATAGAGAGCAAGAAATAGAACGCCACAGAAAGATAAGGAAACGATATTAAAAGACACCCGACAATATTTGCGTATTGTTGGGTGTCTTTTTGCTTAAATGAGGGTGCAAAACGTTATTTAGGCTTAAATTAAAAGTTTTTGCACAAAATATTAGCAAAAAGTTTTGGTAAATAAAAATAAAGTAGTATCTTTGTAGCGTAATAAAAAACAACGAACAATGAAGATACGTATAGACAGCAAGTTAAAAGATATAGCAGCGGTGGCAAGTTACCCCGCTAATATATTGAGTGAGAAAATAGCCGATGCTTTAATAGGTAGTGGAGCGATAGAAAGCCCCGAAAATTACATCGGCTACGAGTTGGTAGAGGCTATAAAGCCAAACACGCCAATAACAACTATTTGTGAAGTGTTGCGAGGCGTTGGAATTGAAACGCCAACTTGTGAGCACTTCCAAACGCTAATGGATTGCACGTTATTTGGAGAGGGCGAGTGCCCAAATTGCGGTGGTGAGTGTGGCGTTATAGATGGCGAGTACAGAACATCGCAAACAGACTATGACGCTGAACCAGTTACAAATATAGTATGGGAGCGTTTGCGCTGCATTGAGTGCGGATATAATTTTTATAATTAAATAAATATGAAAGTTTTTAGATTAAATGAAGCTATTGCCCGTTGTGAGCGATTGGGCAAAAAGGTAAAAAAGAGAGAGTTGGCGGCGAAATTGTGGGCAAATAGCACCCCCGCCGCCCAGCAAGTTAATATGACTAATTTAGCAGGTGGGCGCACAAAAAAGGTAGATATTGAGTGGGTATCTATCATTTGCGAGGAACTACAATGCGATGCAAACTATTTATTCGGCTTAAGCAATGAATAAGTGGTTGAAAAAATGGCGTGAAAACCTTAACAAGGAATTACGCCAGCTTTACATCGTAAAGTATGTGTTATTCATATTTGCAATAACCTACCTCGTGTTAGGTTTAAATAACATTGCATTTATGGCGTTATCGCTTTGCTGTTTTTGGGGCGTTATGCTGACAGAAGAGCAGATAAAGGAAGAAGAGAAAAACAATAACAAAAATAACGAACAATGAAAGAAGATACAGTACAACAAGTTGAGCAGGAAAACCCATTTGCAGAAATGCAGGAGTTGGGAGCTATCGAGATAATGCAGGGTGTTACAGTGCAGGAAATGCAAAGCGTTTTTTTTGACGCTGATGCGCTGGTAGAACCACCCTACAAATTGTTTCAGCTCAATAGCAAGGGGCACAGATACTACTATCGTTTTGACGATAACAACAACCCCGAGTTCTTTCCGAGCGTAACCACAATATTAAGCCAAACTATGCCTAACAACCCTTTTCTTACAAAGTGGGTGGCAAGTATGGGCTACGATGAGGCAGAACGCTACAAGTTGGAGCGTGCGAGCTACGGTACATTTATGCACTCACAATTTGAGCGGTTACTTATCGAAAAAACATACGATTTGGACAGCTTGAATTTAGAGCTAAAGAAGTACATCGAGGCTAACAGACTGCCGATAGGTTTTATCAACTATGCGGACGAGCTGAAAAAGGATATGCTTGCTTTTGCCCGCTTTGTGCTTGATTATGATGTTAAGCCTTTGGCGGTTGAAATTGCACTTGTGCACCCTACCTACAAATACGCTGGTATGCTTGATTTGCCGTGCACGATGTTGGAGCGAGCAGGGAGCGACAAAAGAATTACGGCTATTGTGGACTTCAAAAGTGGTCGTAAGGGCTTTTATCCCGACCACGAAGTACAACTACATCTGTATAAAATGATGTGGGAGGCAAATTTTGAAAACCAACCTATCGACAAAGTATTTAACTTTGCGCCTAAAGACTGGCGCAAATACCCAACCTATCATTTGAAAGACCAAACGGACAGTATCGAGGCAAAGAAAATACCTTATTTGTTGGAGTTGGCAGCTATCGAGGACAGCAAACGAGATAACACCTTTACAGCTTGCAATGGCTTTATTTCTTTGGAGAACAAAGATTTGACACCAAATGTAACCAACCTAACACTTGCCGAGTTGGTAAAAACAAAGACGAAAAAAGAGGAGGAAAAGCCAACGGAAGAAAAAGCCGTGAGCGAGCAAGATTTGACGCCCGTTGAGGCTACGAAAAAGGCTAAAAAGACAACTAAAGCCAAAAAGACAGTGGCAAAGGTTGAAAAAAAAGCCAAAAGAGCCACAAAGAAAGCCGCTACAAAGCCTAAAACCAAAAAGGCTGTAAGTAGTAAGGAAAGCAAAAAAGAAGCCGTTAAAACGCAAAAAACGGTGTCTTTACTAAAATCAAATTTAGACTTTTAAATTATGAGTGGTAGAATAATAAGACAAACGCCCGATAATAGGCTTGCTTTGCCACGTGTTGGAACGTTACACATAGGCAAAAAAGTAGTTGGGAAAAGTGGCAAGGAATATCCCACGAGCACCGACTACTTTATACCCAGTGGCAAATACGCAAGTTTGTTTGCAAAGGCTTACGGCGAGAAACCCTCGACTATACAAATAGTATTTCCCGATGATGCGCCCGAAAAGGTGTGCGCCGAGCGTTACGAGTATAGGGACGATGCAGGCGGGCTTGTGGCTTATGGCGACGGCGAAACGTTCAGCATTTGGAACGGTAAAGAATACAAAGTGTTTTCAATAAAAGAGTACCCCAACTTGATGCAAGGTGTAGCGCAAAAATACCCTAATAGGGCGGTGCGTGCAGGCTTTGACGGTTGGAGCGTAACACTTACGCTAACATTCGTTATTCCCGCCGTGCGTGGTATTGCTGGCGTGTGGTCGTTCACTACAAAGGGGGCGGCGAGCACCATTCCACAGATACGCAACGCTTTTGACGCTGTACTTGCGAGTAAAGGGCGTGTACGTGGCGTTATATTTGATTTGCACGTGCAATTCGCTACGTCTCAAAAGCCAAACGACAACAGCCGCTTCCCCGTCGTTTCATTGATACCTAATGAGAGCGAGGAAAATGTGAAGTTGGTCAAGCAGTCGTTTGCACCAATAAATCAACCTATTTTGTCGATAGATAAAAAATAAATGCAAAAAAGTTTTGATATTTAAAATATTAATACTACATTTGCAACTGCAATTTATTCTATTCGTAGGAGAAAATAAATACCCCAGTGAGCGGCGATTTTTCGTTGATTTTTGCGCCGCTCTTTTTTTGAAACAAGATGCTTATCCACTACCAAGCATTTAAGATAATTGCTAATTTAAGCAAAACAAACCCGCCTTTGGAATGTGTAGTGGCTTCCATTGGCGGGTATTTTTAATTATGGAACACAAAATTTTCAGACACAACAACGGCGAAAATTTTACAATATTGAGTAATGAGATATTGCAAAGCACCGAAATGTCGTTTTTTACAAAAGGAGTTTTTGTTTATCTTCTAAGCCTACCACAAACGTGGCACATTAGCGTGGCGCAAGTGGCAAATAAATTTGAAGAGAAAGAAAGCCGAATATTAAAGGCTTTCCGTGAACTTATAAATTTGGGCTATTGTGTACGCAAGGCGCACCACGAGAATGGTCGCTTGTGTGGACAGCATTATTATATTAGCGACACAGTAGGCGGCTTATCTGAACTAATGAGTAAGCCAAAGGAAAATAAAGTGCAGGAAAGAAATTTATTTGAAGATTTCGAGGCTGAAAATTCAGACACACAGGAAAATACAGTGTCTGAAAAAAACAGCCCACTGAAAAAACAGCCTACTGAAAAAACAGCCCACAGTAAAAATGGGGGGGCATATAATAAAGAACTATTAGAAGATAAGAAAATAAACAAGTATAATAAAGAAAAGAAAATGCTTTTCGGCGACAATCCAATTTTGACGAAAAATTTTGTACTTGAATATTTTAACAAGGCAGAATATGAAAAAATAGATATTTTGGCTTATTACGATAGTGTTTTAGATTGGAGCTTTAAAAGCGATACAAAAAGAACTGAAAGAGGGTGGTTAGCTACATTGCGAGATTTTATGAAAAGAGATTATGAAAAAGGAATTTTGAAATTAAAGCCTCAATATCGAGAACAAACGAACAGTGCTAATTACAGCCAAATGGTAGATTATTTAAATTTATAAGCTATGGCAAATGATATTGTAAAAGCGGCAAACACGCCAACATTAAGGCGCAAAGCGTCTTTGATGTTGTACGCACCACAACAAGGGCAAAAGGCGGTAGACTTACGCCGTGCGCTGGTGCAATTGCCCGAGACGCTCAAAGGCTTAACACGTATCGAGCAGGAAATATTCACGGCAAGTACTTTAAAGCAGTTGGGCGAGTATGAAGATACCGTACAGCTTGTAGAAATGGCAAAAATGCTTTTTCGTGGTATCGCAAATGATGTTGGCTTTATTATACCGACAAACACGGAAGATTGGCAGTACAGGCAAACACGCCTTTTGGATATGTTGCGCAAATATTTTCCACAAATGAGCTTGAAAGATGTAAAGTTGGCGTTTGAACTGGCTATGGTTGGAGAGCTTGACGAGTATTTGCCAAAGGACAAATACGGAAAGGCTGACAAAAGCCACTACCAACAATTCAATACCGAGTATTTCTCAAAGATACTCAAAGCCTATGAAGAGAGGCAGGGTATTGTATTCGGCAAGGTGTTCGCCAAAGTTCCACAGTTGGAGGCGACAGACGAGGAACAAGAAAAGGCGATGCGGAAATTTGCAAATGTACTTGTTGAGGCTTTCGAGCATTACAAGGAAAACGGAAAGTTGCCACAGCTCACAGAAACACAAATGTTTATGTGTTATAAGCAGCTTGCAGACAATAAGTTAATAGAGGCTGAAATAAACGAAGATGATTTACACAAGGCAATGGCAGAAGTTAAGCAGCGTATAGCGTCAAGGCTTATAAAGCCATTCCAAGCGAGCATTATCCGCTTGCAGGGTGAAAGCCACGAAGATGTCAAAACGGGAGCTTTTAAATACGCACAGCACCGAGCAATAGAGCAATGTTTTGATAAGCTGGTGAAAGAGGGCAAAAATATAAAAGACTATTTAAAATGAAAAATATCACTTATGATTGGTCGCTTAAAGATGCGGCGTTTACAAAAGATAAAGGCAAGGTATTCAGTTGCTTTGCCTGCGGGGGGGG